TGACATTCTTAAATCTGTTCCAGCTATTAATCCTGCAACTCTTGCAGTAAATTCAGCAGCAGTATAAGTTTTTTCTCCTACAACTACTCCACTTTGAGTTACATTTATTATTCCTTCATAATCAGCTGTTTCATTAGCTAATACTGCCTTAACCATATTCCCTAAATTTCTTTGAGATTTAACCCATGTTACTATTGCTGTTTTATCTTCATCTACAGCTGATGGGTAGCATAAATAGTCAAATTGTGTATTTTCAAAATGACTTAAAGCATTCTGCAAAGTTAATTCTCCACTTATAATGTATAGTTCTAATCTTAGTGGTGCACTTGTATTTCCTATTAAAGCATTCGTTATAAGTTGCTTATTATTATCTGTAACATCACTAGGTATATCAGTTACATCAACTATAGTTGCAGGAGATATAGCTTTTTCTTCCTTTATTATCATCGCAACTATACCTCTGGATCCTCTGCTTATAGCAGTAATACCTTCTTGTATAAATTTAATACTTATACTTGGTAATCCTAAAGCCATTTATTTCACTCTCCTTTTAATTCTCTAATAATTTTGAAATATCTACAATAGCTTTGTCCACTATTGGCAAAGTAGGATCATCGGATTCTATTGTTATATTTCTTAATTCATTAAGTTGTAAATGTAATTCTTTCATTAATTCATATTCTGTTGGTTCGCTATCCGGATTATCCAACGGACCAGTATATTGTGAATATTTAATATCATCAAAATCAAGATGTATCATGAAATCAAGTATTCTACCTACTTCATCTGAATATATATTGCTTTCTATATCATCTACTGTCAGATAAGTATCATCTACAAATAAAGTCCTTCCAAATATTTTTTCAAGTCTATCACTGGCATCATATATATTTGTTATACTTTCTCCTGCTTGTTGTAGATACTTTATTGATACTGATATAGTTCTTAGGTTAGATATTCTAGTTATAGCTGAACTTGAAATAGGCAATATTTGCACAAAAAAACAAGACTTATCAAAGCCTTGCGTATTGTCATCTTCTATATATACATCTTGCGGAAAATTTTCTGCTACTGCTTTCGTAGTAGCAAACAATATACTTTTTAGAGGTATCATTTAATCACCTCCTATTTGAAGCCATATTTTTTAAATAGATTTTCTAAATCTTCTTCAAAATTTTTTTTAGTTTTTTCAAAAGAGGTTTTTAGCATATAAACTCCTTCAGCTACTCCTTTAACTTTTCCATCTCTTCCTACAATTCTATGTCCATATTCAACATGCAACCCATATTCAGTATTATTAAATACCTTTACATATAAATCGTCTTTTTCAAGCTCCCAACTCCTTCTTAATTGTCCCGTATCAACTGGAGTACGTTGTTTTACATTTCTAAGCAATTTACCACCATATTTTTCAATTAATTTCTGTAATTCTTTTGCAAAATTGCTCTCCATATCATCAAGCATTCCTATAATATCTAAATTCTTGAAATAAAAATAATCATTAGCCATTATACTCTCTCCTTCTTAGTGACTGGAGTTTCTATATGAGATTTATATGGATAAGGTTCGCCGGCCTCAAATTCTTCTGTTCTTCCATTGTAAGTTATAACTAACTTATCTCCAACTTGTATATCTACTGTTGGTCTACAAAATAATTTATAAGCTGCTGAAATATAGGCCGTCCCTGTTTCACCTGCTACTGTTGTTTCACTCCCTTTGTCTAATGAACATTTGAGATCAGAATATTTTAATATTTCTTGCATAGTTGTAATCCCAGTATTAGGGTTTTTAACTTTTTCTTTTCTATATATATCCATGCTATCAAAATACAGAGTTGCTATTATATCCGCTTCACTTGCCATAATAGCACCTCCTAAAATCTTAATTTTCTGTACTTATTAAGTATCTTCATTTCTTCGTCTGTTAATTCTGGGGATGTTTTTGTACTGGAATTGCTTATGCTTTCTGATGATACACTATCATAGTTGTATTCTATTCTTACACTACCTCTTGTAATAGATTTTATAGCTCCTTGATTAGCTGGAGTAGAAGTTCCTGAACCGTCTATGTCTTCCCCTAGAGAACTTAGTTTATATGCTATTATATTAGCTACTTTATCTTCTATAAATTCATTTATAGCATCTTGATCTATCTGTGGAAGAACTAAAAAATCTTCTATATTGCAATATCCTTTTACTCTTTTAGTAACTTTTTTTATATACAATTGTATTAATGAGTCATAATCATTTTTAGTAATATTTAATAAAGCTTTTATATTTTCAAGCATAATTTCACCTACAATAAAAAAGGGAGGGCATTAATCCTCTCCCTTTTTAGCTTTTTTCTTTTTTAATTTAGCCTCTTCAATTAGTTCATATCCTCTTGATAGCAATACTTCTACTTGCTGTTTTGTTTCAACTATTCTATGAACATTATCTTTTTTAAGCTCATACATCTAGAACACCTTCAATCTAACTAGATTTAGCATCTTTTATATTAGCAAATACTAAGTTTTTCTTGTTATCTAACACCCACAATTCATGATATCTTCTATAATCCATCACCCAAGCGTTTGCATTTTGGTTTGTATCCGGGTCAAATATTCTCATTTTATCTTGTTTTGTTACTGCTATTGGTACTTCTCTTGGAACTATTATAAAGTTAACATCTAATGCTTTTGCTGCTTTTGCATATCCTCCTGCTGTTTGAGTTGAAGTAGTTCCATCATTTAAAGTTATTGCTGAGTACATTCTGTTAGCTGGAGTTTTTATTATCGCGCATCCATCTACTGCTGGGACTTGAGTGTTTACGCCACCTTGTGAGAAAGTTACTGCCGCTAGCTTTCCTGCCATGGCTAATTCTAATTCTGTAACTGTATCATAGTTAGCATGTATTACTAATTCTCCTTGATATCCATTTTCTCTTATTACTTTTATACCAGCTTTTATTTTAGTTAGTACTGTATCTTTTGCTGGAGTATATCCATATTCAACATTTGTGTCATTAGCTACACCTATCGCTGTAGTAGCTAATTTAGACAATCTATATGCATCAACTTCTGGTACTACTTTTTCAGTTTGAAATACATTCATTACATTTGTAGCAGTTGCAACAAAGTTAGTTTCATCTACATCCATTGCATCTAATTGAAATTTACGTCCTCTGTCTTGACTCATAGTATATGTTTTATAAGATAATGTTACCGCTCCTTGAACATATCCTGCTCCAGCATCACTTCTATTATAATCAGCTAAACCATCAACTGACATTTGAGGTATTTTAACTTCATTCCCTCCAACATATTTAACTTGTCCTGCATTTGAGTCCATCCATCCTGTTAATAAAGTGTGTATTGCTTTTTGATCTAAAGCTTGTTGTAATATTTGTGCATAAGCTAATGTATTTATAGCTGTCATGTTTATCCTCTCCTTTTAAATTTAATTTATAGCCCCAAAATAGAATTGACTTGGGACAACATTGAATCTACATCTTGTGTATTAGTTCCCTTAGGTGTATATTGATACGTTTGTATATTTGAATTATTTTTAGGTGGTTCAGTCGTTTTGAACGCTCCTTCATCGCTCTTTTTAAGTTCTTCTATGAATTTAGAAGCATCTTCACTAAATTTACCATCTTTTAATTCAAATTTCTTTTCTTTAAATTTGCTAAGTATAGCTTCTTTAGCAAAGTTACTTGTAAAATCAATCTTGTTATCATTGAAATAATTATTTATAGCTTCTGTGTATTCTCTATCACTTTGAGCTTGTTTTAAGCTCTCTAGTTCTTTTGAATATTCCTCTGCCTTTTCAGCTTTCTTTTGCATTTCTTTGAATTCTTTTTCTTTATCAGCATATTTTTGTTTCAATTCTTCTTCTTTTTTAGATATAGCATCTTGTATAGCTTTTTCTGAATCAACAGTTTTAGCTTTAAGTTCTTTTATCTCAGAAGCGTAATCTTCTATTTCAGATTTATATCTTTCGATATCCTTGCCATGTTCGCTCATGATTTTATCTATAACTTCACTATCTATTCCTAACTCTTTTAAAAAAATTCTTTTCATTTTAATACCTCCATAATTTACGTTTTTATACGACTTTTACTTGTCGAATTACTTTAGTAGCATTTACTTCTTTTACGTCTAGTAAATACTAAAAAAGACAATAAAAAAAGATAACCCGAAGGCTATCCTGTTATTTATTTCAAAATATAAATTTAAGCTTCCATTAAAGCTTTTGTATTAGTTTGTTGAATGAATGTTTTTATTTGATTATAATCCCAACCACAATCCACTAATCCACTTACTAAGCATTCCATTGATTGAACTGCTTTTAATTCTTCTGAACTAAAATAATCTCTCGGATTAGCTTTTTTATCTATTCCATATTCTTCTCTTAGTTGTTTAGCATTTTTATTAAATATTACTTTGTAAATACAGTTTGTATAAGTTGAATATGCATGTCCATGCATTCTTTCATTTTCATTTGATTGTTGGATTGATTTTGTTAATG